GCAGCCGAGTCTAAAGCGTTCGGCAGCCTCGACGATGCGTTGTTGGTGAAGAGTGCGGTCATGCCACCACTCTGATGCCGATATCGTCTCGCTTCACCTGGCCAGAGTCGGTTCTGACCACGACTTGCAGGGTGTAGTTGTTGTTGACCGCACCGCCACCGACGAACATCACCAGCTTCTTCTGGGTAGAGTCTGTATAGCCGGTAGTGATGGTGATCGGCGCGTCGGTGGTGTTGGGGGTGATGGTGATCTGGGTATCGACCAGCATCTCCGGATCTTCCAGCCAGCAGCTATAGTCGAGGTACAAGCGACGACGCTCGACCGCGGCTTTCTGGTAAGTCTTGACCATCATGCCGCTCATTCGGTCACCTCCATTTCCTTCTGCGCCGTAAGCGTGACCTCATCCTTGTCCGGCGGCAGCTGAACGAGGTTGCTGCGCCTGGAGATGATCAGGGTGTTTTCCCACGGCTCGAACATCATCGTATTGTTTTGCCCAGGTATTTCCTGTGGTATCCAGCCGCGCCGAAGCTCGGTGGTGCGCTCGATATTCGGAAGCAGGCTGATATTATCCGGCCAGGCGAAGGTGACGTCCGGGCATTCGTCGAAGATTGCCATCTTGTCGGCGGTGAGCACGACCGGCTCGAATCCTTCGTAGGTGTCGAACAGTACCGGCCAGATCGCGAAGTTGATGCCAGCGCCGTTGACCTCGTCGCCGTCCATAGCGACCGAGTTCAGGCCGCATGGCAGGATCGGGTGTCGATCCGGCTCTGCGAATGGATCGTAGAATTCAGGGTTGGTGTTGGGGTTCGGCCAATCGGTCATAACCTGCCCCACCCCCTGTGCTCGAGCCAGTCGGGGGTAATGACGATGTCCAGTCCATCAGGCGTGAACGGCAAGTCCTCAGCCTCGTCAATGAACAAAAGTGGAACAGCGTCCTCGACCAGAGCCGGCATCGACACCATGATCATGTGTGTCAGGGGGTAACCGATCGGCACCTTGGGGAACAGCACGTTGTCGGTCTGCAGGTAGCCCTCGACAGTCACTCCCTGCATGACGATGTCCTGCGACACGGCGATTCTCAGCGTATTGCCGCGAGCGGTGATCTTCGAAATCACATCGTCCGCCGGATGGAAATCCGGGTTACCCGAGTAACCGAGTAGTGTTAATGGCGCAGTCAACCAGTTGATCTGCGCCTTGGCGAACTGCATCCTGGCGATGTCGTAGATCGTGTTGGTCACGGCCAGCCGCTCCTCGGGAACCTCCAGGTAGGAACGTCATAGGCAAAGCCACGCGCTGCTTCCTGCTTGCGGTAGGCCATCTCATTGCGGAATCGCTTGCCGTGGTACTGTGCCAGTTGCAGGTTCGACCACGGCTTCGTCGGCATCGAGTACAAACGGCTCAGCGATCCGTCGAGCCAGTCCTGGAAGTACATGTCGTACATCCAGTCGGGTATAGCCCAGTCGTTGCAGCTCTCGCACTCCAGGCATCCCTGGCTGATCGACAGCGCCACTGCCATCACCAATGGGATGTTGTCGGTGGTGACTACCGGCTGGTTGCTGACCGAGATGTAGTTTGGCTTGAAGACCGCATAGGAGAAAATCCCGGTGCCGGTATCGAGGTCGGTCTTGAACGGCAGGAAGTTGGCGTCGCCATCGGGGAACGTCATTTCCGGAACGAGGATGCCAGTAGACGACTGGGTGATCGACGATGACGCCGTCGCTGGTACTGGGCTACCGTCGTAGGAAACGCCGAGCACCCGCACCAGCGTCGCGTCGGCCGGCATCGGGATAGGATACTCATTGTTGCCGTCGGAGAGGAAAATGCTCTCCTGCTCCGTCCATGTCTGCGTCCGGCGCAGGAATTCGTCAATAGAATTGAACAATTCCAGCTCGAGCATCGGGTCGGCTGCTCCGGGGATTCTGGTCCGCAGAGTCTGCATGATGCGATCGGTCGGTGCACAGGTCATGAGGTGATCACCAGCATCTGGGTCAGGAACTTCTGCATGAAGGCACTTGCCCGGCTATCGGTCGTCGACTCGTCGTCGCGCAGCTGGGCGTGACCGATCATGTAGTACACCAGTGCCGATCGGTACATGACGTCCATCGGCACCAATGCAGTCGTGTCGATGGTGCCGGATGTGTCGAGATACGGCACCACGAAGTTCTGAGGAATGAACAGGTCAGCACGGAGCCGCCGGGCTTCCATCAGGCCGAGGTTCAGCGCGTCTACCAGATCAATATCCGGGTAACGATACGGAACATTCTGGTCCTGCAGGAGCCGACGGCTCTCAGTGATGTACTGACCGACTGTGTCGAGCGCGGGCATGATCAGCCTCCTTAGCCAGGAGTGATGATTCCCTGCGCGAGTGCCTTGCCGTCAAGCACCTTGTAGCCGTAGACCTGCAGGCCGCGGAGTAGCTGCCCGAAAGTCATTTCTGAGCGAAGCGTCTCAACCTTGTTGATCTGGCTCGCAAATGTCAGCGCGTGCTGGGTTCCGGCGAAGACCACCCATTCACCGGCGGCGAGGCCAGCAGGGACGCCACTAGGCAGCAGGTTGGACACATAGATGGTGAAACGGTCCACCATGCCCAGTCGGCCATTACGCAGGATCGAAACACTGTCGCCCGTGAGGGCAGCATCGCGCAGCTCGGACATCTTGATCTGCGCTGCCACCCAGGCGGGGAGCACCACCCATCGTCCCTGCTCGGGGATGTTCTGTTCATCCAGAGCCTGGCCAAGGCGGACGAGGAGGTCGATGATCTCAACCTTGCCGGCGGTAGCGGCGGGGTTGCGGGCGACGATCTGCAGCGGTGTGCCGGTGACGCCAAGGTTGATGTTGCCGGAGATTGCGCCGGCGGTGGCACCGCGATTCTTGGGATCAGCCTGTCCAAGGAGTCCGAGCAGGACTTCGCGGTCGACGACGATCTTGAACTGCTGGGCGGCATCGTCGGACCACATGTTCATCATGTTCAGGTCCGACTGGACCTCCATGACGTCATCGAGGATGAGGTTGAAATACTTACCCTTGTCGATCGTCAGCTCGACAAGGTTCGAGCTCGGGCGCTCGACTTCCAGCAAACCGTCGACCAGGTAGGTCTTGATGGTGATCGTCGGCTTGGTGCGGATCTCGACCTTGTCACCCTGGTTCTTGATCTCCCCCTCGTAGTCGGTGTTGGAGATCGCTGCCAAGACCGTCGAGGCGTAGAACTTCTCGATGAGCTTGGTCGACCAGATGACAGGGATAAAAGTCCCTGAATACGGAGGGTTAGCCGTTAACGACCCGGCCGGATATATGGGCGGCGTTGTGCCGGACCCGGCAAGCGGGAACGTTGCACCAGGTGTAATGGTGGTCATGGGAGCGAACCTCAGCGCGCGTTAGCGGTTACTGGATACGCCCTTCATGCTGCGCTTGGAAAATATCGCGTTCGATCGCTTCGGCATCGGCCTCGCGGCCTCTCCATTTACCCATGCGTCGATCCGCGTAGAAACGCGCAATCAGGGCAGGTGTGTAAACGGGCTTATCCGGCGAGACGAAGTCTTGGCCTGATCTGGCTCTACCGGGGGCCGCGAAGCTTTCGAGGGAGGGTTTCCCGCTAGCTTGCCCGTTACCGGGTAGAGGCGGCGCTGCATTGCCTGGGCTCGTCGCATTCGTCGGGATTCCGGTAACCTCAGCAAATCCCTTGAAGAACTGTACGACACGCGATGTATCGTGTCTAGAGAAAGCTTCCATGAGCATATCGTGGCGCTTGCGCCCCGAATACGGGTCGGAAAGGGATAACCAATCCTTGAATCCCTGGTCGACGTTGATCTGCCCCCAGTTCGGCACCTGCTGGTTCAGGCCGTCGTACATCCGCTCCTGGGCGCTGCGGGCCATGACGTTGCCGACGCCTTCGACCCGCCCTTCGATCCGGTCGAGCCGCTGCTTGACGGTCTCGATCTCCGGCACAAGCTCCTCACGCGCCCGCCGGCCGACGACCGACAGCATCTCCTCGCCGTAGTCGGTCTCTTCCTCGGGGGTCAGCAGCTTCTGGTAGGTCGGCGGCTGCACGTTGGCGTTGGTCGCGGCCGAGCCTTGCGCCCGCATCGTCTCGATCAGCGTCTCGAGGTCGTTCATCCGCTCGATGATCGTCTGCTTGTCGCGCCTTTCTTGATCGAGTCGTCCCTGCAGCGACCGGTACCGCTGCTCCCAACTCTGATCTTCCTCGGCCACAGGAGAGGCCACTGGAGCGTTTTCCGGTGCTCCGGGCTGTGGAGTACCGGCCGAGGGCGAAATCGCGTCCTGTGCCCCGCCTGGGGCCGCTGTGCCCCCATCTGAGCCTGAAGCTTGGTCGCGTATGGCCTGCGCCGCGGCGATCTGGTCGCGGAGCTGCTTCGGAAGGCTGACCTGGAGTTCGTTCATGACGCTTTTCTCGCCGCTTGCATTTTCTCGTACAGTTTCGGTGCCTCGATCAGCGTTGACGTCAGGTCGCTGGCCATCTGCGCCATCCCCTGGGCGCGCTGAAGGTTTTCTGGGGGACATTTGATCATCTCCATCGCTATTCTCGCCGAGAACTCCCGGATCGCCGTCAGGAACTGGTCCCAGGCTTCCGGCGAACTGGCTCTGAGCCGCATGGCGGCGATGACGATCTGCGATCCGTCCGGCATCACTTCGCCTTCGTTGCCAGGTTGGCGAGCATGTTCGGCCCTGCCATCTGCTGCTGCATGTTGTTCATCGGCGACACCTTGCCGTAGTCGAGGATCGACTTGCCGCTCCTGCCCAGCTGGTTCATCGCCTTGCGGTTCGGCAGCTGCACCGAGGAGTTCTTGGTGATGTCCCTGACGGCGTTCTTGTTCATCATTTCGGAAACTGCCTCCCCTTGACGCCAGAAAGCCCAGAACCGGTCGGACCGAGGTTCAACCCCTTCGGCGGGTTGCGCGGTGGCCGTTTCGGGTCGGCACCGGCTATACCCTGCAGACCTACCGGGACAGCGGGGTCTGGCTGGTCGTTGCCCGTCACGTCGCCGTAGGAGATGTTCATCGGCGGTGCCACGGGTGCCGCCGGCGAGCCTCCGGCCGACTTGGCGTAGGAGCTGCTGCCGCCCAGCATCCCAGGCCCCTTGACCTGTGGGACGTTGGCGTTCTTGGTCAGCGCCCTGACCTTCTGGTAAGCCAGCCGCGACGTCC